TAAGGTCGAGGCCGACTTCCTCACCGCGATGGCTGCGGTGACTGCGGCTACGACCGCGATTCCGTCTTCCGGCGACATTGCTCCGGCTCTTGCGGCTGACCTTGCGCAGATCTTCGGCGAGGATATGGACGGACAGAAGGTTCTGCTTTGCGCTCCGGCTCTGTTCGCTCGTCTGATGGACAGCAAGACCTGGATGCCGGCCTCTCAGCTTGCGGCTGAAAGAATCGTCTCCGGCGTTGTCGGTGAGATCCTTGGCTGCCAGGTTGTACCGACCAATCGTCTGGCCTCCACGAACACCGCTTACGTTGTGAAGCCGGGTGCGCTTGCGCTTTACATGAAGCGCGACACGCTTGTTGAGTTCGATCGCGACATCATCTGCGAGACGAACTACATCAAGGCTTCTAAGATCTTTGCTCCGTATGTCTACGATGACAGCAAGATCGCGAAGATCACGGTCACTCCGTAATCTGAGGTGAGCGTATGGGGATGATGATTCGCCGTCACCTTATGAGCCGTGGGGAAAAACCTGCGGCTCACGCTCCAAAGGAAGCGGTAGAGGTGAAGAAGGAAGAGAAGCCGAAGAAGGGCAAAAAGGGATAAACGATGGATGAGATGATTGCGGCGATTATCGCTGATCTGACAACTGAATTTTCCAACACGCCGGACTTCAACGCAGCTTTGCTTGCTCTGAAGGTCAATGGTGCGGTGCGTGATGTGATCCGTGCGAGAGCCTATCCAGATGGCGTTACGGATGAAGGAATCGGCAGCGACATTGTAAATTATCGTTCGCAGATCGAAAACATCGCCCGATATGACTACACGCAGATCGGCGTGGAGTATGAAGCATCGCATTCCGAAAACGGTATTTCTCGGACTTGGGGAACGAGAGAACGCCTCTTCGCAGGTGTGATTCCGCTCTCCAGAGTTATCTAACCTTGTCACATGCAGGATGTAGTCGCGCATATGCGGCTGGGTATACATGCCGGTGGTGGGACGGCTGTAGATTTTGAGGGCGAATAGATGAGGGAAATACTGATTACGTTGGTTTGCGCGGTATTCGCATCGACCGGATTCTGGGCATTTCTGACAGCGAGGCTGGCGAAGGTGGACAAACATAAAGATGCCGTCTCTAACGCGCTTGTAGCGTTGCTCAGAGACCGGATCGTGCATTTATATCAAGACTACACGGAAAAGGGCTTCTGCACGGTCACGGAGCGCGAGAACGTAAACGATATTTATACCGCCTACCACGATCTTGGCGGCAACGATATTGCTACGGACTTGTTCAACAAGATCATGAAGATGCCTACGGCGAAGGGGGAGTAGATTTATGGATTTCACGCAGGTTGCTACGGTCGTATCGATTACGGTTATCACCTATCTGATCGGAATGGCCTGTAAGGCGTTCCCGAAGATCAAGGACAATTACATTCCTGTGATCGTTGGAGCGTGTGGCGCGATCCTCGGTGTTGTCGGCATGTATGTGATTTCCGGCTTTCCGGCTGACAACGTTCTGGATGCGCTTGCGGTCGGTATTGCGTCCGGCCTTGCGTCTACCGGTGTCAATCAGGTATGGAAGCAGGTGATTAAGAATGGCTCTGAGGACGGCGTTAAAGAATAGACAGAGGATGTGGTACGCGCTCCAACTGGACGGCGTATTCAATCCTGTCTATGCGACAGATGCGGATGGGAACATCATCTACGACACGATTGACGGACAGCAGGTAGCCAGAGAGACAGGGAACTACGAACAGGCATATACGAAGCCGGTCGAGTTCTGGGGATCCATCGGAATGTCCGATACAGGAAACTGGACGGACAATTACGGCAACGCGAAGATCTATGTCTACGGTATCGACATCGCGGATTATGACGCGACTCTTATCATGTCGAAGGATGAGATCCCGATAGAAGAGACTTCCCTTATCTGGTTCCAGCATGAGCCGAAGTACAAGGATGAGGAACAGACCATCGTTGATCCGCTGTCTGCCGATTATCACGTTCGCCGTGTCGCTCCGTCCATCAATCAGGTCAAATATCTGCTGCGGAGGCTGACGAGGGGAACATGGCAAAACGAAAGCTGACCGTCCGGCTGAACAAGGACAGTATCGGAATGCTTGTCCGTTACCTGGAACAGTATTCGCTAAACCTTCCGACCAAATGTGAAGAGTTCGTGCGGAAGCTTGGTGAGGCCGGAATCAAAGTGGTAAACGCAGAATTTGCGAAGACCAATGCCTCGGATTATGACACCACGCACAGCACGGAACTGAGGCTTTCCTCGTTCGGCGCGATCACACAGGGAACGCTGATCGTTGAGGGCGAACAAGTCCTGTTTATCGAGTTCGGAGCCGGTGTCCATTACAACGGAGCGGTCGGACAATCTCCGCATCCGAAAGGCCGTGAGTTTGGCTACACGATTGGCTCCTATGGGCAGGGCAAAGGCCGACAGGATTCGTGGAGTTACGAAGCTGACAGCGGTGAATGGGTGCGAACCTATGGTGTCCGCGCTCAAATGCCTGTCTGGAAAGCCGCACAGGAAATGATGAACCTCGTCAAAAGCACAGCAAAGGAAGTATTTGGGTAATGTGGTCGAATCAGCTTGAGTCAAAGATCTTTTCGATTCTAAAGACGCGCCTTGCGGATCTCAAGACGAAATATCCGAAGATGTATTTCACTACACAGGAATTTTCTGAGATCGATGCCACGTTTCCGACATGGTACATGAAAACGCTTGCTTATAGCGAGGTCGGCGAGGATCTGATGGGCGATGCGGTGAACGGTGTCCGCTTTGGCTGTCAGATCGAGGTCGTTACCAACAAAGACATGAGCGATGTCCTGTACATCATGGATCGCACATGTGACGAAATGAAGAAACTTGGATTCAAAGTGATTGCAACACCGACATGGCTTAACTCCGGCGATCTCAAGCGGTCTGTAGTTCGTTTTCGGAGAATAATCGGTGCCGGTGATGTAATAGAATAACCATTCAAAAATCTTATGAAAGGACGATAAAGAAATGGCAGTTTCTGAAGCAGGTATCAGCACTCTCGGTGTGAAGCTTGGATATGCTGTTGAAGCTACGGCTGGAACGCGCCCGACCACGGATTACACTTGGCTCGAGCGGTGCAATTCCATCGATGCGATTTCTCTCGATGCGGAGCAGATCGACGCTTCCGCGCTTGAGGATTATGCGTCTCGCTATGTTGCCGGTAGACAGGACACTGGCGGCACCTGGAACATCACGTTCAATCTCTGCAACGAGGTTCTGACCCAGTTACAGGCGATGATGACGGCCTATGAAGCCCTCACCGGCGGCAAGGGGATGTGGTTCGAGGTCTGGTCTCCGAAGAGGACGAACGGCTACTTCGTGAAAGCGCAGCCTCCGAAGGTTCTTCCGGCTCCAGAAGAGTCGCAGAACAGCCTTGAGACCATCCAGATCACCTTCACGATTGAACAGGTCGAAGGCTTTGCAACTGGTGTTGAACCGGCGTAATTAGTCTTTACTGCATGAAAGGGGTGTCCATAACGGATGCCCCTTTTTTGTGTATCTAAGGAAAGGGAAAAGGGAAAAGCCACATGAAAAAACAGTTTACGATCAACGGCAAAAAGTACGATGCAAGAATCTTTGACTTCAACATGCTTTGCGACATGGAAGATGCCGGTGTGACGCTTGAGGACATGACCAAAAAGCCGATGAGCGCGGTTCGTGCATACTTCACGGCCTGTCACGGTGGAGACCCTGCGGTTGCCGGTCACGAAATCGAGCAGCACATCATCAACGGCGGCGATATGACGGAACTTATGACCGTGATGTCGAATGCTCTGAGCGAATCCGATTTTTTTCGTTCGATCACGAAGAGAGAGACGGAGGAAGCTTCAGAGAGCCAGAGCAAGGCATAAATCCTCTAAAGTCATACCCATCAATCCGTGAATGGATCCTTTCGGAGTGGCTTCCGTACGGCATGGCGATAGGCATTGAGCATGACCGTTTCTGGACGCTGAACCCACGGCTGATAAAACCGTTCATCGCTGCTTACAAAGTGAAGCGCAAGATGGAAGATGAGCGCGATTGGATGCTCGGCGGCTACTTCTATGAGGCTCTGGGAGCGGCGTTATCCGGCTTCGGCAAGAAGCATGTGAAATACCGCGACACGCCTTACATGGCGAATCTGGAGACCTTTGAGAAGCCTGAGATCCGCGAAATGTCAGACCTTGAGATCATGGAAAAGACGGATATGCTCTTCGACAAACTGGAATTGATGGGAAAGAGATTCGAAGCATCGCATAAGGAATAAACAGATGGCAAATCAGATTGATAGCATTGAGGTCGTAATACAGGCCAGAGCGCAGGAAGCACAGGCGGCATTGGCTACGCTGTCCAGACAGCTTGTAACGCTTCAGAGTGCGGTTTCCGGCTTGACGAATCGGCTGAACAGCACCGGCAAAGGTGCGAATACGGCTGCGGTCTCTGTCAAATCCTATGCAGCTTCAGCTGATACTGCGCGGATTAGTTCTACAAAACTTGCGCTTGCCATCGGCAAAGTGTTGGCGATGTTCGGAGGTCTTCGCGGTATCATTCGTGGACTTAACAGCGCGATTGGCTACTCTTCGTCCTTGACGGAGATCCAGAACGTTATCGACCAGACTTTCGGAGCATATCAGGAAGGTCTACAGGAGTTCTCTAAGACATCCATACAGAATTATGGTATGTCGGAATTGACCGCAAAGCAGATGGCTGGTCGTTATCAGGCGATGGCGGTCGCGATGGGTCTTCCGCGCGAACAGGCTGCGGAAATGTCTGTCGAACTGACGAAGTTAGCCGGAGACCTTGCGTCCTTCTACGATAAGGATGTCACGGAAGTCGGCGAGTCGATGAACGCTGTCCTGACCGGCATGACCAGACCTATGCGTCAGTACGGTGTCGATCTCACTCAGGCAACCTTGAAAGAGTTCGCTCTGAAACAGGGACTTGATGCCGACATCGCAAGCATGACACAGGCTGAGAAGACCATGCTTCGGTATCAGTATGTCATGTACGCGACTTCTGCGGCACAGGGAGACTTCCAGAGGACTTCGCAGACTTGGCATAACCAGATCACGCAGTTAAAGCAGAATTTCCAGGCTCTCGGCGCGGTCATCGGTACTGGACTTATCAATGCCTTAAAACCGTTCGTACAGGCCATGAATGCGGCTTTACAGGGTCTTATTGAGTTCTCGAAGAAGGTTATCAATGCTCTCGGCAAGATCTTCGGATGGGAACTTGAGGCTTCTTCCGGCGGAATGGCTCTGGATGATTCGATTTATGATGCTGCGGATGCGACTGGTGCGCTCGGCGATTCTGCTGACGGTGCGGCTGGATCTCTCGGCAAGGCTGCGAAAGCGGCGAAAGCATTAAAGACCATCACGCTTGGCATTGATGAACTGAATATCAACGCTCCAGAGAGTCCGTCTTCGTCTTCCGGTTCTGGTTCTGGCGGTTCCGGTGGTGCCGGTGGTGGAGGGACAGGCAGTGGACTTGTATCTTCCGGCGATGTCGAATATCAGCTGAAGAAGACAGAGGCCATCTGGGAAAAGGATCTGTCGCTCTGGGATGTCGGCAGAATGATTTCCGATGCGATTCGAAACAAACTGGAAGG